CCTTGGTGCACCTGCGGAAATGGTATCTGTCATCTTGGTGGATGCAACTGTACCGTTCTTGGCAATGTAAACAGAAAGAGCGTGATTGCTTCCAGATGATACGTTTAAGGTCACAATCGCGTTGGCAATGTGTCTGCTGGTCTGGCCTGTGTAGGTGATCCGGCCATTGGTGCTGGCTGTAAATCCTGCTGACACATCTCCCACAACAAATGTCGCCACAGCCTTGACCGGAGTGGCAGTTGAACTAATCGTTGTCGTTGTGGCATTTCCCTCGACAGAGACCGTGGCGTAGGTTGCTGCTTCCGTAGAGCTGATCTCAATCGTTTGCCCGCTTGTAGCTACAGCAATCCCCGTCCCGCCTACCAATGAAACAAACGTAGGGCTGGCCGCCGCAATGTTCTGCATCAAAGGTTCGCCAGTCGTGTTGACCGAGAAGTTGTGAGCGATCTCGATGCCGTTATCAGGGGATACGTTGGTGACAATACCCGCGCCATCCTCGATGTTTCGGATGAAATTGTCAGTCCCTTGAATGTCCAGAATCGGAGTGCCTGATACAGCACCATCCTGAGCAATCGTCCCCGTGACACCAAGGCCGCCGAGGAAGTTGTCATAGGAGATTTTGTAGTTGTAACCATTGGCAAAGAAGCCAAGGTAAGAGCCTGACAAGATACTGGTCTGGGCCGTGAAGTCGCTCTGCTTTACACCATAGGCGCGATCAACCATTTGTCTGATTCTCCAATGCAATCGTTCCGATTGTTTCAGCCAGGATCGACTCCTCACTGTCGGGGTAGAAGTTCCATGTCCAGCCATACCCAGAATCGCTGTTACCAGAACCGATGGGAAGCGTGGAAGGCATACGGGTTGCGCCTATGGTCTGACCAAGCATTCGCATCGCCTGTAGACCCTCTCTAGCCTGTAGAACCAGGGCATCTGTCACCACGCCGCCGTAGTCGGGAGCCACCTCAATCGCCACGTTTGCGATCACGCCACGCAAAGCACCGACCGGCACCGTCACTTGATCGGCAAGGTCTGAGACTTGCGTATATCCAAGGTGGATACCCTGCGCGTCCAGAGACAACATATAGTTGTTCATGGCGAATATGAAATCCTGATATTCATCTGCCTCTAACGGAGCTTCAGAGGCTTGAACGAGGATTCTTTGGAGTGACGCTTTCGCAACTTGAGCAACGGTAGCCATTATTCAAACCTCGGCTTCTTCTCAGTCTTAGCGGCCTGCTTGAATGCTTTTGCAGTTGGAGCGCCCTTGCTGCCAGCCTTACGCATTCTCTCTCCAGAGCCAGCTTTGATTCGCTCACGCTTAGCGTGGATGTTTGCGTATAGACCTTTCATGGCTTAGTCCTTGTGTCGAGGAAGGCGTTTCTTGCGCGTCTCAGGCTCAGGCTTGGCCTCTTTAGGCACCCAGCCAAGGGCAATAGCAGCCTGTTCGCTTTCTTTGTTTACTGCGATCTCAGTGCCGTTAGGCTTTACCCAGATATTCATCACCACTTTTCCTTGGCGGCCCAAAATGCCGCTGACATTTTGCCTTTTTCGATGTTTTTAGCGTGTCGAGCCATGAATGATGCTCTGCGATTCTTGTCTGCTTCGGATTCGCCTTTTCTGGGAGGAGAGCCGCTCACTCCCTGCTGGCCGAATCTGATTGTCTTGATCTGATCGCCTTCTTTAGCGACCACGATATGTGATTTCGTCGGATGGTTCGGAGTGCGCTTGGGGCGGTTATAGCCCTCTACGCCAGCTCGTTCAAGTCGCGGGTCTTTAGCTTTTGCCATGATTGATTCTGCATCGGCTTCCCGATTAAGTTAATGCGCCTTCGCTAGGTGGGAAGTCTAGCTCAAGGGGGTAATTAGTCCCCGGCGCATTATCATTATAGCATTACGCCACGCCGAAGGCTTGGCCTGCGAACATAGGATTAAACGTAGCGTAAGCAGGCAGAAGGTCGAAACGAATCTTCTGGGTGTTCGCATCACCGTCAGAGTACTTGGTGACGCGGATGCTCATGCCATCCTGAGTTGTTGCTACCGTGTCAGTCATGTACAGCTTCGGCAGCTTCACAGTGCCAAGGCCGAATGCCTGCTTGTGGTAGAACATTGCAGGCTGGTACACGGTAGAAGCAGAACCCAGCAGGGTTACTACGTCACCGCTTACCGGAGCGGAGGCGACAGTATTGTACTGGCCGTTCGCTTCGTAGATTGCCGCGCCAGCGACTACCAGGTTACCAGCACCAGAGGCATCAAGAGTAACGTCAGCAGTTACCACACCGCAGAAGATGATGGCTGCACCAGCGCCATCTACGATCTGAGTGCGGGTGGACAGGTTCAGGCGATTGCGACCAGTGATAGTCAGGATTTCGCCTGCCTTCACGGTAGCGTTGGCACTGAAACCAGTCACAGCCAGCGTCTGCTTCATGGTGTCCTTGTGAGCCACGTAAGTAACAGTCGGGTTGGCCGACAGAGTACCAGCGCGGTCAGAGGCAGTGCCTGAAGTGTAGCTCGCCAGAGCGTTAGAGGTCAGAGCGCGAAGGCCAGCGAAGTTGGGGCTAATCTGGCTCTTTTCCCATGCGGTCATCACCAGCTTGTCGCCAGCATGAAGACCAGTCTGAGCCGAGGCCAGAGTTGCTGCTACGAAGGGGTTAACAACGTAGTACTTCTCGCCTTCCATCGGTACGCCCATGGACTGCATGAATGCAGCAGCACCAGCAACGTCAGACCAGGCATCGATTGCAGTGCCCGGAGAACCATACTTCAGGTTGCAGTTCTTCAGCATATAGCTGGACAGATCGAGCTCCAGATCGGTCACCAGACGGGTAGCCATCGGGGCCAGAATGTCCTCAAGCTGATCCAGTTCCAGAGCTTCTTGGATGTTTGTCCACTCGGTGGCGACTGTGAAGTAGTCCTGAACCACACCAGATGCCTTACCGGCAATGATGTCAGACTTGGTGGACGCGGAAATATCACCGCCAGCGGTACGGATGGACTTGTAATCCGTGGGACGCTTGAAGTCGACAGTGGAGCCAGTAGACGGGTTGAACTGATTGCTCAGAAGCTGCGTGTCAACAGTGCGTGTCAGAACGCGGCTGGACTCAAACTTATCCAAGAATACACGAGCGACTTTACGGGTTATGTTACTACTAAGATTATTAGCCATGTTGGCATCTCCTATTCAAAAGTGGCACCTGCCGGGCCTTTCGGCTTCGGGCTGATCCCAGCGTTTCGAGGCTGGTTCAGCGGATCAGGCGTTTTAGTTACCTTGGGTTTCATGGCAACAGCTTTGGCTTTAAGTTCGGTCGCTAGTCTCACAGCCGCCGTGGTCACTGGCATCTGCACAAGTCGCTCAAGTTCCAACTGGTTCCGAGCAAGATACTTAGTCAGAAGTGGCCCGTGGTCATCGGCGAGAATCATTTCCACCAATGCTGGGTCAATCCCGTATCCTGCAACCAGAGTTCCAGCTTCCTGAAGTTCCTCGGCAGCGACACCAAGCTTTCTGGCTCGCTCTGCGTAGGCTTTGACTTCTTCTTGCTGCCTCTCCTGCTGTCTGCGTTGCTGCTCCATTTCAGCCTGCTGGCGCTGCCATTGCAGTGCCTGTTGCTGGGCTTCCCATGCAGTAGCTTCGCGGATGGCCTGATCCCTCGCCACCAGTTTCTGTCTGTACTCTGTGTCAGAGAGCGCAAACGGGTCTGGAGCTTCTGGGACTACAGGCCGTCCTTGCTGGGGAATCTTTGCCTCAAGTTCTTCAAGACGCTTGCGTAGGGCTTCGGCTTCTCGCTCTTTTTCACGGAGCTTAAATACCTTCTTCCCGACAGCCTCGTTAAAGATCCGCTGCTGTTCCTCAGTAAACTCGACAGGTTTATCGTGCGCCGAGTTAGCACTATCGGTGTCTGATTCCGAATCAGGATCGGGAGTTTCCTCCTGCTCAATTTCCTGATCTTCAGCTTCTAGCGTCTCCTCGATCTCCTCTTGCTCGATCAAATAGCCGCCGTCATCTGGTTGCAGATTGCTCATGATTGCCCCTATAGGTAATTTGCCACGAAAGGAGTCGTGTACTCTTTACTACGCCTCGGAGTAGGCCGAGTGCCTTAGCTTATCCTGCCACTATTTGGCGAGATTTGTCAATCTGGCTGCTTATTGCCTCATAAACGGTGGAACCATCGCTTCAGCCACCTTGATTTGAGTGTCCACCTGCTTGCTAAGGGCCGAGGTGTTGTCAAGGTTGATTCTTGCTCCTGCCTGCTCTGCTTTGATCTGAGTGTCAATTCGCTTGGTCTCAGAGTCAAAAGCCTTGATTTGCGCGTCAATCTGGCTATTTGTGTTGGAGTTGTCGTAGTTCTGCGCCTGAATCTGGAGCTTCATGTTCTCAAGCTGAAGTTTCATCGCATCATTCTGGGCTTGCATCTGCTGGGCCTGAGCCTTGAGCATTTCAGCCTGTGCCAGAACCATGTTCGGGTCTTGTGCTTGACCCTGAGACTGCATCTTCATGGCAAGCTCTTGCTTTTCCTCGTCGGTCATCTGCTTCTCAGGAATGATCCCCTGAGCAATCATCTGAGCGCGTCTGCGTTCTGCCAGCGCATCTGCAACCGGACTGACCACGTTCTTCAGCAGCAGATCGCCACCCAACTGAAGCAATGACGGGTCAACCTGAGCCAGCTCCAGCATGGTTCTAAGAGTCTGCTCCTGACGGTTTCGGAATGATGGGCCAGCCTTGCAGGTGACATCATACGTCCCTACCGACAGATCGTTGACCTTCACAACTTTGCCCGTCTGCATATCAATCACTTCCTGATTGATCGCCTTCATTTCAAA